TTGTCATACGCTCAACCTATGGCTACTGACGCGAAAGACAAACCAAACTACAAGCTGCCCGCTTACGAAGAGCAATTGCCCGCGATGAACGTTATGCGCGATGTGCTCGGCGGATCCGAGGCCGTGCGCGCAAAGGGCGAAACATATCTGCCCAAAGGCCCGCTCGAATTGCCGGAATCTTTCGCGGCGCGATTGGCTGCGGCTGCGCTGTTCCCGGCGACCAAGCGCACTTGGACGGGGTTTCTCGGCTTGCTGTTCAAGGATGAACCGACGCTTGGCGAAGATGTGCCGCAATCCATTGCAGGCACGGAAGGCGACGGCGAGACGGTCGAAGGGCTGAAAGAAAACATTGACCTGCAAGGCAATAGCTTGACCGAGTTCGTCAAGGAAACGGCAGGCAATGCGCTACGCGATGGGCACGCGGCAATCGTGGTTGAAATGCCGCCTGCGGTCGTGCGTGAAGACGGACAGCCCGCGACGTTGGAAGATGAGCGACGGGCAGGCTTGCGGCCGTATTGGGTAATGTATGACAAAAAGCAAATCATTAACCCGCAGTACGAAGTGCGCGACGGCAAGACCGTGCTTTCAATGGTCGTCTTGGAAGAGCACACGATGGAGCCTGACGGCGCGTTCGGATCAAAAGCTATAGAGCGCTATCGGGTCTATCGTGACGTGAATGGCACAATTACTTCGCAAGTATTCACAGAAACGGAAGGCGAAGGCAGCGAAAAAGAGTTTATCGCTGGGCCGGAAGTGCGCATCGCTAATCAAGACGAAATCCCTATCAGCCCAATGTATGCGCGCAAGACGGGGCGCTTCAAATCTGAGCCGCCTTTGCTTGGAATGGCAGAGGAAAATCTAAGGCATTATCGCCTGCGTTCAACGCTTGAAAAGCTGTTGATGCACTCGTTTCCTGTGACGATCTCAAAAGGCGATTTGCGAGAGCTTGGCGTACCAGAAGGCTCGAATCAAAACCTACGCTTTTCGCCCGAAGCTGTATTGACGCTGCCTGATACGCCAGAAGCGACCGCGTTTCTACTTGAGCCAAAGGGAACAGGCATTGCGCCGCTACAAGCTGAAATCAAAGAGTGCGAAAGCCGTATGGCGCGTCTCGGTCTTTCGTTACTTGAGCCTGCGCAGCAAAGCGGCAAAACGAACACGGAAGCCGCGACGGATGAAATGGAAGAACAAAGCGAGCTTGATTTCTTCCGCGAATCAATCAAGGACTGCGTTGAACGTGCGTTGATGTTCACGGCCAAATTCATTGGCGAGCCAACGGGCGGCAGTTATGAATTGAAATCGGCAATGGCGAAGCGCAAATTTACGCCCGCGAAACTTGCAGCGTTCTCGCAGATGGTAACCGATAGGCAATTCCCGTTGCGTGACTTCTTGCTGATGCTCGTTGAATCGGGCGAGGCGCAAGAGACGTTCGACGTTGACAAGGCGCTGGTTGTACTTGAGAACGCAGCAACGAAAGCGGCGGAACGTCAACGCGGCATTTTTGACGCAGGCTTTACGCCGGGGGCTTAAAGTGCGGTAAGATTGGCGCGGAGGAACCAACTATGTTTACTTTTGGAGCGCATTGCAAATTATCCGATCCGCCAAAGCTGCCATTTTGGGTGCGGTGGATTTCGGGAGCACCGCGCAATGCCGAAAAGCCTGTAAATATTGGCGGGCTTGCGCGATTGCTGCGAAAATTTATAAATGCCTGACATCTACCAAATAGCCGAACAGCACCGACGCCAATTGCTCGCACGCGATGAGGCGGCACGCGCACGCATCGCGGCGTCCTATGAGCAAACACGCGCACGCCTTGAACAACTTGCAGCCGAAGTTGCGCAGCGCATCGCCACAGCCAAAGAGAACGGGGAAACGATCAGCCGCGCTTGGCTCTATCGGCAGGAAAGATACAAAGCCTTAATTGCGCAAGTTGAACGTGAAATTGACCAATGGACGCGGCAGATTGTCGCGCCCATGGTCGAGTTTGGGCAAGGGCAGGCCGCATCACTTGCGACGATCCATGCACGCGATTTGATTATTGAAAGCCAGCCGCTTGATGTAACCCTAAACATTCGCCGCTCTGCTTTTGGTCGTTTGCCAGTTGGCGCAATCGAAAACCTTGTGGGCTTTACCGCCGGCGGCTCGCCATTGTCGGCGCTGTTGAATGGCTACGGCGCGACGAGTGCTGACTTGGTTACGCAAGCGTTGATTGCAAATCTCGCATCGGGCAGAGGCCCGCGTGTGGCAGCGCGTGAGATTGCGAAGATTTTGGATCAACCACGCTGGCAGGCTGAAAGATTGGCGCGCACTGAGATGTTGCGGAGTTATCGCGAGACAACTTTAGAAAATTACAAGGCGAATGGGATTGGGCAATGGGAATGGCTTTGTTCAAGATCACCTAGAACTTGCGCCGCATGTTTGTCGCAAGATGGCGAATTGTTTCCGGCTACAACGCCTATGGCCTCTCACCCCAACTGCCGCTGCGTTCCAATTCCAGTTATCGGCAATCGCCGCACGCGGCAGACTGGTGCCGAATGGTTCGCGCTGCAATCCGATGAATTGCAAAACAACACGCTCGGCAAGGCCAATGCTGAGTTGTACCGCAGCGGGGAAGCCGGCCTTGCGGATTTCGTTGCATTGAAACGCTCTGAGAAGTGGGGCGACAGCTACGTGCAGACGGGGTTTAATCGGTAGGCTTGCTCACGCTTTCCCGCCTTCCGATCTTGGCAGCTTGTAATCAATGCCGCGCCGGATCGCGCTTAGCTGCTCTTGCTTTTGCGGGTGGCCCATAATTTCGTGGTCTTTGCCTGTGATTTGTCGGTAAATCCCGTTGGCCGCTTCGCGGTGCTCCCATCGCGTGCCGATTGCGCCAAGTCCGTCGTTAATTTCCGAATTTAGCCAGCGCAAAAGCAGTTCTTGTTGCTCAGTTGTGAGTGTAATTTGTATTTGATTGCTCATAGGTTTGCCTTTCTAGCCCATTCTACCAGTCCTAGTCCATCACGCCAAAAATAAAAAAATCTCTTTCCTTACTATCCGCGCTCGTTAGGCAGGATGCCTAGCCAAAACCAAACCAACTGAGGGAGTCAGTTACCAATGCCAGTAGAACAAATCTTTGACACGAAAGAAGCAGCGCCGGAATTCCTGCGCGACCATTTAACGGAAACAGACGGGAAGTTTGTTTTTCGTGCCGAGCTTTCCAACGAAACCGCCGGATTGAAATCCGCGCTCAAAGCCGAACGCGACGCAAAAAGCGCGCTCGAAAAGTCTTTGAAAGGCTACGAAGGAATTGACGCCACCAAAGCCCGCGAACTGCTCACGCAGCAGCAAAAGGCCGAGGAAGACAAGGCGAAAGCAAACGGCGAATGGGAAAACTGGAAAGCGCAAATGCAGGCAACCCACGAAGCCGAGAAGCGAGCGCTTGAGGACAAGCTGAGACAGGCCGAGACGGATTACGAAACGGAATTCGTTGACGCAAAGGTCACGGCGGAAATCGCAAACGCAAAAGGCCGCCCGCGACTGTTAAAGCCTTGGCTGGGCGCGAAGTCGGTTCTTGAAAATGGGCAGCGTGCAATTCGCATTTATGACGATAAGGGCAACCTTCGTTACGGCAAAGACGGCGCGCCAATGACGGTAAGTGAACGACTGGCAGAGATGAAAGCTGACCCCGAATTTATGGTTGCGTTTGAGGGATCAGGCGCAGGCGGCAACGGGGCGCACAACACGCCAAACAGCAGCAATACGGGTGCAAAGACAATCACTCGTACAGCACTAGACCAATTATCACCGAACGACCGTTCGGCTTTCTTTAGAGACGGCGGCAAGGTTTCGGATTAACCAAATAGAGGACATTCACAATGGCGAATACAATTTCCGCAATCCTCCCAACTATTTACGAAGCCGCTGATATTGTGGCGCGTGAGTTAGTCGGGTTTATTCCTGCCGTTTACAAGAATTCAACCGCCGAACGAGCGGCGAAAGATCAAACCATCACTTATCCGGTTGTTGGCGCAATGGCTGCGGCTGATGTGACGCCCGCCGCAACGAGTTCGAGCGGCACTGATCGCACGATTGGCTCCGGCTCAATGACGATCAGCAAAAGCCGCAAGGTCACGTTCAATTGGACAGGTGAAGAGCAAACCGCGCTCAGCAATGGCGACAAATCGCAATACGGCAACGTCGTGCGCGATCAGTTTGCGCAAGCTTTCCGCACCTTGACCAACGAAATTGAGGCCGACTTGTGGGCTGCGGCTTACAAAGGCAGTTCGCGTGCTTACGGCACAGCGGGAACCACGCCTTTTGGCACGGCTGGCGATTTGTCCGACTTTGCGGGCGTTCGCCAAATTCTTGATGACAACGGCACGCCGAAAAGCGATTTGCATTTGGTTGTGGGCAGCGCGGCAATGGCAAAGCTGCGAGGCATTCAATCGGTACTGTTCAAGGTCAATGAGTCGGGCACGAGCGATTTCTTGCGCAATGGCGTTCTTGGTCAAGTCATGGGCTTGAATATCCATGATAGCTATCCCATCGGCGTGCATACGAAAGGCAGCGGCGCAAGCTACTTGCTCAATGGCGCTTTAGCCGTCGGTAGCACTTCCTGCACCGTTGACACTGGCTCTGGCACGATCTTGGCGGGCGACATCGTGACGTTTGCGGGCACTTCGACTAAGTACGTCGTTAATTCGGCCTTGGCTTCCAACGTGTTCACTATCGGCACTCCTGGCTCACTCGCCATCGAGGCCGACAATGACGCTGTGACGGTTGGCAATAACTACACGCCGAACGTTGCCTTCCACCGCAACGCGTTGCACTTGATTACGCGTGCGCCCGCGATGCCTGCGGGTGGCGATAGCGCGGATGACGTTTACATGTTCACTGATCCGGTAAGCGGCATTTCGTTTGAAATCGCGCTGTACCGTCAGTATCGCCAGTTGACCTATGAGGTTGCGGCGGCTTGGGGCGTTGACGCGGTGAAACCTGATTTCATTGCCACCTTGATTGGCTAAACCTACGGGCGGGCGTGAAAGCGCCCGCCCTTTATTCCTTCTGCGAATCCTATGGAAATCCCAACAATTTCAGTGACGAGCGTTGATCCTGCCTATCACGGCGGCGAAGCGTTCACGATTAACGAAAGCGACTTCGACCCGGCGCAGCATAAGCGCGTGGACGAAGCCGAAAAGGCAGAGGCGGCAAAGCCTGTTAGCAAAGCTAAGAAGTAAATGGCAATCACGCTCATCACCACAGTTGGCGGCAGCACGTCGGACAGCTACGCGAGCGCCGATGAATTCGACACGTTTCTAAAGCGGCGTCGGAATGGTGATGACGTGTTGAATATGAGTCCTGATAAGAAAGCGCAAGGCCTATTGGAAGCGATGACGTTTCTTGCGCCGCTGCATTGGCCGGGTTCAGTTGTTTCAGCAACGCAGGCATTGGCGCATCCGCGCTATGGCTTGCCGAAGCCGAACAGCGAAAGCTTGGATTATTACTCGGAAAGCAGTCAAAGCAATCTCCCGATTTATTACGAAAGCACAGAGATTGCACCGCCTGTCAAAAACGCTCAATGCGAACTGGCGTATTTGATCTTGAGCGAGCAATTCAACACAGACGAAAGCGAGTCGGCGGCAATTCAAAGCTTTTCGGCTGACGGCGTTTCGGTCAACTACGCCACAGGTGCGCGCACGCGCTCAAAGTCCGGTCAATTGCCGCCCTCGGTTGGGCGCATTCTTGCGGGCCTCGTGATGGGCACGCAATTCAGGTTGGGCTAATGGCAACGCCTTTGCTGAGCAAGAACGTGCTGAACACGATGCGCCGCGCACTGTACGGGCGCACGGCAGTTCTGCGGCTTTATCGCTTGCCGACGGGCGCGGAGCCTGAGTTATTGGCAACGATTACTGATGGTTGGTACGTGCAACGGCAGGCGTACACGAAGGGCAACGAATCGGAGCCGAAACAGAGCCTTTTGCACTTGGCAAAGCTTGCGGTAGCAGAGGCGGAATTGCACGAGGCGTCACGGGCAGAGATTGACGCGAACGGCGAAACGTTCACGTTTAACTTTTCGGACGTTGCACCAATGCAGCAACTAGGCTCGGGCTACATCGTGCCGCTTCTGCAAGTGAGCGCGACGACGGACTAGGGCGATGGAAGTCACGATCACTGTTGACCAAAACGCAATTGATAGCCTCATCCGCGAAGCGGCTGGCTCGTTGATAAAAGAAGTCACGTTCGGCATCGAAAGAGAAATGAAGCTTTCGTTTGCTGAACCGAAAAGCGGCAACGTGCGCCGCAGTGATGGGCACATCGCGTCGGCACGCGGGGAAGCGCCCGCCGTTGACACAGGCTTTTTGACGAATTCGATTTTGACAGAAATGACGGGGCCGCTTGAAGGGCTTGTCACAGTCGGCGCGGAGTACGGCTTTTTCCTTGAGGAAATGCTTGATCGCCCGTTTGTTGAACCTGCGATTGATAAGGCAATTGAGGCGGCGTACAGCTAATGGACTACGACGTTCACGAAACCAAAGCGGCAATCAAAACGGTGATCGAAACGTGTGCGCCAAAGGCTGCGGTTTTTGATTGGTGGGTGTTGGGCGATGACTACAAAAAATGGCCGTCATTGCTGCGCTCGTCAAGTGATTTGGGAAGCAACAACAAGCCGCGCACGCACGGCTACGTGGTTGAGTTTGACCGGGCTTTGCCCTCATTCAATTCACGGCTTGGCGGTGGCGACACGCAAGAATGGATTTTTAAGATTGTCGGCTTGCACTATCACTTGGTCGCCACGACCGATCATTCAAGCCAGCTCTTTTTAACGGAAGTATTCAAGATTGCGGACGTGTTCAAACGCGAGCCAACGGCAGAAATGGCACTGCCCGCGGCTGTCAATCTGACGCAATCGTACACATTCAAACATATGGCGGGGCCGCTCGGTGACGAGATGTGTCATCAGCTTTTAGCAGAGTTACGAATCAGACAATGCTAGGTGAGGTAAACAAATGGCAGACGTAGCATACAGATATTTTACAGAGTACTTGAGCAAAGCGCCCGAAAGTACTTTCAACACGTCAAGCACGACGGCGGCGGATTACGTGCGCGTCACTGCGCAAGATGCGCTTGAGCCAATCTTGCCGAAAATGCGGCAGATCAAGCGCGGCGATTTGCTCGGTTCGAGCGCTTCGGGTTTGGCGAAAGTTTGCAACGATTACTGGACGCATCCAGGCATTCCTATTGCCGACGAGTTGACCGATTTTGACGGCTTCGCGGGCAAGCTCGCGTTTCGCGCTTTGGGCGGCACGCCTGCCAATACGCCACTCGACAGCACGGCAGAGCAGTGGGATTGCGCACGCTTGGCGGATACGGTTGCGGCTGGCGACCAGTTGCCGGGAACGTCGGTTATTTCGCTGCTTGGTTCGGCTTCTTACCGCTTTTCGGGCTGCGTCACTGAGTCGTTTGAGATGATGCAGGAAGGCTCGCGCCCTGTGAAATGGAAGGCCAACTTGGTGGGCACAGGCAAGCACGCGCACCCACATGGCGTTTCTTCGATTGTCACGACTGAACCAACGCAGAAATGCCCATACGGCCAATCGTCAAAATTCATTTGGACAGATGCCGCATCAAGCACGGTTGATTGGTCGAGCACGGGCCGCGTGCGCGGTTGGGGCATCGGGTTTAAGCACAATTTGATTCTGAACGACGAGCGCCAAGGTGACGGCACGAGCACGCCCACGAGCGGCGGTACGGCTTATCACGTTGGACGCATTCGGCGCGGCAAATTTGAAGTTACTTCGGCTTACGTGAAGCTTGCGATGGCCGCAGCGGACGTTGCCGAATGGATCGAAGCCAGCAAATCAAGCATTTACACAGATGTGACGTGGCGTGCGCAAGGCGCGTTGATTACAGGCTCAATTTATGAACGCCTGCAATTCGTCGCAGCCTCTGCGGTGATTGATGCCGAGAATATCAGCATGGAAAACGAGAACGATTTGACCGTGCTCAATATCCCGCTGCTTGTTCTCAATAACAACATTGCCGCGCAGGTTATCAACCAAACAGCAAGCGCAACGGGGTACGCATAAACCTATGGCAAAAGAAAATCCGAAGCAAAACGAAGAAGCAACGGCGGTCGAAGTGCTGCCCGTTGCTGAGCCGAAAGCGGCAACCACTGCGCCACTCGCGAAGCCGTTGGGCGCTATGACGTGGGAAGAAGAGTGCGCCTATTACAAGGCACGCCGTCCGCAAATCTTGGGAGAAACGAAAGATGCAAAATGATGCGGATAACACAGCGCCGGGCGCACTGTGCGCTTTAGATTGGCCTTTTTATAACGTCACTTTTGCCTACAACGACGGGGAAGTGACGCACCGGTTGAGACGCCCGCAGCGCCAAGCACGCGACGGCAACGATTTTGTCAATGAGGCGGTCAAGTTCTTTGCTCTGACAAAGAGCGAGACATTTATCAAGAACGGCAAACGGCGCACGCCTGCGGCAAGCGACGACGCCACGCACAATTGGCTTTATGACCGACTGATTAAAGACGTGCAAGGCTTTGAAATGCCGTTCGGTGATGGCTTTTGTGATGAGCTAAACGTTATCTACAAAAAGCAAGCGCTCAACGCTATGGCGGCTTATCGCGTTGAAATCTTGCACGAGAAGACGCGCCGCACGATGAAGGGCGGGTCATACGTTGTTAAAGCTTGGCACGGGCCGGAAAGCGCTGAGCATCTTGTCGGCGAATTCACTTTTGATTTCTGGTCGGAGGCAACGAAAAGCGCGTACAAGCGCAGCATTTCAATTGTTGAAGAGCGGAAAGGTGAAGAAGTTGTCGAAACCGTTGATATGTCAATGTTCGAGTACCTAAAAGTATTCGACGCCTGCATTCAATCGGCTACAGGCTGCGGCGTGACAGTTGGCGACGAGGTACGCCCGGCAACGGTTGCCGAATTGCGCGAGCATGCTGACGATTTTCTAAAGCTGCGCATCGCCGTGCTGCTTGTCACTCAATGGGAGCGCGTGCAGGGAAAATAGCCGGGGCGGTGGAAGATTGCTTGATGGCTTCGTACCGCAAGCAAAGATACACGCCGCCCGAAGAGGCAGGGGAATCATTTGTGACAGCGTTATGTGAGCGCGCCGCAGACTTGGCGGTCGAAGCCGAGATTGGCGGCGCGTTCGTTTATCAGCTTCCTTTGTTGTCTGTGTGGGAATGGATCGGCTTGCGGGCATTGCGCAACGCAAAGAACAAGCTGAAAGACGAGGAAGCGGCAGCGGACGCAGAGCGCAGGGAAGCGGAACGGCAGCGGGCGGAATTGGCCGCGAGGTTGGGCGGATAGATGCCAGGAAAAGAAATCACAATTCGCGTGGTGTTGGATGATCGGGACGCAAAGCTTCCGAACGTCAACAAAGCCAAAAACGACCTTGCAGATTTCGGCAATAGTGCGCGCTCGGTTGGCCTCGCGCTGACAGCTGGCATTACGGTGCCGCTTGGATTGATTGCAAAAGAAGTGCTGCGCGTTGGGACTGAATACCAAAACTCGATGAATCTGTTTCAGGCCAACACGCGAGCGACAGCCGCCGAAATGGTTGCAGCCGGAAACAAAGCCAAACAATTAGGCGCGGACTTGTCATTGCCGACGACTTCGGCGGGCAACGCTGGCAGGGCGATGAATGAACTTGCCAAGACGGGCTTGAACGTCCAACAGGCTATGGACGCGGCACGCGGCACGCTTTTACTGGCAGCAGCCGCGCAAATTGACGAAGCACGCGCCGCAGAGATCACAGGGAACGCGCTCAACACATTCAGCCTTAGAGCGGAAGAATCGGCCCGCGTGACTGATTTACTCGCGGCCTCTGCCTCCGCATCATCCGCTGAAATCACGGACATTGCGCAAGCGATGCAGCAATCAGGCGCATCGGCAGCGGCGCTCAAAATCCCCATCGAAGATTTAGTCACAGGCTTGGGCGAAATGGCGAACGCTGGCATTAAGGGCAGCGACGCGGGCACGTCGTTCAAGACGATGCTGGCAGCACTCACGCCAAACACGGATAAAGCGGCAGTTGCGTTGAAAGAATTGGGAATCAATGCGTTTGATTCTGAGGGGCGTTTCGTCGGGCTTAAGACCGTAATCGAGCAGGCGCAGCCCGCGCTTGCCCGAATGACTGACGAGCAAAAGGCGCTCGCCATTGAAACGGCATTCGGCAGCGATGCGCAACGCGCCGCAAACATCTTGCTCGGCAAAGGCGTTGAAGCCTGGGACTCAATGTACACGGCTGTCAACAGAGCAGGCGCAGCGCAAGACTTGGCAGCGGCACGAACAAAAGGACTCACGGGCGCGTGGGAGGGCTTGAAAAGCCAATTGGAAACGGGCGCGATTGTGCTTTTTGAGCGCATGTCGCCGACGCTCGAAAAGATTGTGCGCGACTTGGCGGAGTTCGCGTCAAGCACGATTGATTCAGCCACAGCTTTTGCGAAAGCCAATCCGGGCTTGGCAGATTTTGCGATTAAGTTGGGCGTTGCGCTTGCAGCTATTGGGCCGTTGGCATTGGGCATCGCGGGCGTTGTCTCCGCTATTGGCTTGCTGAGCGGGCCTGCGCTGGCAATCGGCGGCGTATTGCTCGGCATTGGTGCCGGGGCTGCGGCTGCATCGGCTGCGCTTGGCGCGATGAGCGGATCATACAAAGAGCTTTCAGGCACGACAGCCGCGCAGGTAATCGAATCATACAAGCTTGTTGATGTGCATAAAAAAGAGATTGCAAACCTTGAGACGTTGGCGCGCAAGGGCTACGAGCAAGGCGACAGTTACAAGCAAATCCTTGAAACCTATAAAAACCTTGATCCAGTTTCACGCGCTCGCGTTGATTTGCTTATCAGTGAATCGAAAGAAACGGGCGAACTGACAAAGCTTTCGCATTCATTGATTCAAGTTAAAAAGGAATTGCTTGAGCAGGACAAGCAGGCGGCAAAAATCCAGCTTGCTCAGCTTGCAAAAGACTTCTTTACAGCAACGGAAAACCTCGCAAAAGCTCAAGAAAAGGTGGCAGAGTTAGGCCGGAGCTTTGATTCGCTCACAAAATATGTGCGCGATTATCAGGAAATGCAGCGGCAAGGAAAGCTTTTGACCGAGGATCAATTGATCGGACTCGACAGCGCACGTCAGCAACTTTCCGCGTTGCCGAAGCAATACGCGGACGCGACAAGCGAAGCGCGCAAATATCAGGCGGAAGTCAAAGGCACGGGCGAACAACTGCACATCTTGTCGGAAGCGCTGGGCGTGTCGAATCGCGAGATCGTACAGAACGCGCAAACATTGGGCGCTGCGTCTGGCGATATGGTTGATTCGCTGAATGCGCTGTCTCGCGCAGGCGTGCAAGGCGCGGACGCGGCGCGCAAGTTCTCGGCGGCATGGGTTGACGCGCAAGAGGAAGCGAAGAAAGCAGGCAAGGCGATCGGGCAGGATTTAGTTTCCGGCTTCGTTGTCGGCATCAGTAGTTTTAAGGGCAAGTCGCTTGATGCTGTTACACAATGGATGAAGGACGCTAACACGGCGATGCGCGCCGAAGCTCGCGCCAAGTCGCCAGCCGAAACCACAATTGAACTCGCAAAAGACATTGCCGATGGTTTGATTGTGGGATTCAAGGCTAAAGCTTCGGACGTGGCAAAGGCGACGCGTGAGCTTATCAAATCTGCTCTTGATGATGTCCGCACGGCATCAGCGGAAGCGGTTGCATTGGCTAACGCCTCGTTGAAAACGCTGCAATATCTCAAGCAGGCGGAAGATGCGCGAGAGTTTATCGAAGCTCTCACGGAAATTCGCAAGCTACGCCGCGAGATTGGGCAGGATGAAACGACCGCAATTCCGCGCACACGTGAACTTGCGTTACTCACGCGGCAAATGCTGCAAGAGCAAGCGCGCAACTTGGCGGACGTTAAAAAGAAAACGGAAGAACAAGCCACCGCGTTACTTGACTTAACCGAGAACACAGGCGACTTGCTCAACGCTGAATTGAGTCTGGCGCGTGATCGCCGCAATTGGGCGGATCAGCAAACGCAACGTTGGCTTGAATCGCAACGCCAAACAGAGCAAGTCATTCAAGGCATCTCACGCGAGCAGCGAATCCGCAGCGCGGCAATTCAAGAGGCGGTGCTTGGGCAGCGCAAATTAGCAGATGAAATCATTAGCACGCGGGCCGCAATCGAAAACATCAGCATTGGCAGCATTGAGCGCATTAAGCTTGCCGAACTGAATGCGCGCCTTGAAATCTTGCAGGCTGATGACAAAGCGCGTCAAAGCATCGTTGCATCGCGTGTCTACATCGCCGATCAAACCGTATTCCATTCTGACCGCGCAACCGCGTCCATTCTCGGTCACTTGGCGAAACAGAAGGGCGTGACGGAATCCGTAGCGGACGCGTTCATTGGCCTTTATGACAACGTGTTCGGCAAGCTGAATGGTCTCATTGACGGATGGACAAGCAAGCTCGGCATCTTTGGCGATTTTGTCGGCACCATATTCAAGGGCATCGTAAACAACATCGCAAACAACGTTCTTGGCTCACTGTTTGGGCAGAACGGCTTGCTGTCTGGGATCGTGAATCGCATAGGCGGCACGCTCGGCAACGTGTTGGGCGGGATCCTCGGCACAGGTGGCGGCGGCGCGGGCGGTGCGGCTGGTGGCATTGGAAACATCGTCGGCGGCATCTTGGGCATCGGCGGCGGTGCGACAGGCGGCGCAACAAGCGGTGTACTTGGTGGCATCCTTGGCGCGTTGGGCATTGGCGGTACGGCTTCGATTGCGGGCGGCACGACGGCGCTGGCAGGCGGCGCGGTTGGTCTTTCGACTATCGGCGCGGGCGCGGCTGGCTTGTCTGGTATCAGCACGACAACCGCACTCGGCACGGCGGCAGGCGCGGGTACGGGCGGCATTGGCGGCGTTCTCGGCAGCATTGGCGCGTTTGCAACTTCTGGCCTCGGCATTGCAACGTTTGGCATCGGCACAGCGGTTGCGGTTATCGGCACGTACTTGCTCAAGCGCGCAAAACAGCGCCGCAACGATGAGGAAGCGTCGGGCGTTGCGTTACAAGATGCGGTTGATCTCATCAAAAACACAGCGTCAGAAATTGACGCGGACAAGCTGCGCTTCGGCACGGATGCTGACTCTCAGACGCTATTGAATGACGGCATTCTTGGGCCGTTCAAAAACTTCATAAATACGCTGAAAACTGCCAGCGTGCGTGATTCGCGCCTTACCAACCAAGTGCGCGACTTGGAAAACCTTTACAATGAGCTTGTCGGTGCGGCTATCAAAAGGCAACAAGAGCGCCTTGCGGCGGCAGCGGCAAATCCAACCACGACCACAACAGGCACGACGGGCACAAGCGATCCGTTCGCGGGCTTCACGGCTACGCCAACGACGATCAGCCTTGACTTAGTTGTGAGGCTTGAGCAGGGAACGGACGCGGCAACGAAGGCGTTCGTGGTGAGCGCGAAAACGAAGGAAGGCCGCGACGTGGTTGTCGAAACGGTCAAGATTGCGGAAAGCAACGGGGAACTATAAGCAATGGCGCGTGAGATGCCGGCGGGCTTGCTGGCTTATTTAGAAAAAGGCTTCGCGGAATCGCATACTACGGCGGTGCTTCAAATCGAAGCGATTGCCGGACAGCCGCGCTTTTTCTATCTCGCAACGGCGGGCGTTGAGATTGACGGCGCAACGTATACAGCACGACTGGCACCGGACGGCGCAACATCGGTGCTGCGTCAATCATTGGGCGCTGCCACGGATCGCGCTGAGATTGTGATTGCAGACGCTGACAACGGATGGCTTGATACGCTTGGCGAGTACGCGCCATACCTTGACGGCGCACGCATTGACATTGGGCGACTGTGGGTAAATCTCGACAGCGGCCAGCAGTGGCACAAAGTCTTAATGCGCGGCGTTGTCACAGGCACGAGCATTAACGATGCGCGCACGGTGCTAACGATTGCGAATGAGAATTATGCAGTCGGTGCGATTGGCGGCGGACGCATTGCTGCGCGTGAGTGCCAATGGATATTCAAATCGCGTCAATGCGGTTACACGGGCGGCGAAGAAACGTGCAACAAGCTTTACGATGACGCGGGTGGGTGCGATGGCCGCAGCAATCAGCACAGGTACGGCGGCTTTGTTCAGATTCAAGGAATCAGCGCGATTGACGGCACGGCGGGCAACTCTTTACCGCCTGTGTTTGTTTCGCCCTCCGTGGTTGATGGTGGCACGAGTTCAGGCGTTGCCGCGACAGATAGAGCGGCGCTGCAAGCGTTGATTGACGCGCTGTATTCGGCAGGCGGCGGCACGCTGCAACTGCGCAGCAATGAATACAAAGTTGATTCAACGGGGTTAGTGCTCAAGGACAATGTGCGAATCGTTGGGGCCGGAATGGGTCGCACGATTTTGAGCAGCACGGCAAACGCGCCGATCTTAAAAGTTGGCACTACGGCGTTCAATGCGTGCGTTGCTGATTTGACAATCAAGGGCAGCGTGAGCGCAGGCAGTTCGCAGATTGGCTTGCAAATCGAAGGAAGCGGCGAATATTGGGGCTTTGAGGCGCGCAATCTTTGGATTCAGGATTGCGGCGATCACGGCATTTGGGTGGGCGATAATCCTTTCAGCGTCGTCATTGATAACATTCACGTTTCAAACTGCGCCGATTATCCCTTTTTGATTTACGCGCCGAATAATCCCGGCGTGGTTTTGCGCAACTGCTACGCGCACACGCTGCGCACTGGTGCCACGGTTGGGTTCAGGATCAAAGCAGGCCGCGTGTTGCTCGACAACTGCAACGGGACAGACAACGTGCCTGTGATTAGCGGCACACGCTGGGGCGTCGTTGGCCGCAAAAACGGCGTAGACGGTGACAGCACGGACAGCGGCGCAGACGTTGAATTGCGTCATTGCAACATTGAAAGCTTTGACGATTACGGCTTGCTCGTTTATCACGCGTCGTCAATTAACATAAACGGCATCACGCATTTTGCGGGCACGGGCAACGCCAACCAGGTAGGCATTCAGTTTGATTTGGCGGGCGATGGCTCCGCGTACTTTTCGCAATATCTGCCATTCGGCACACTTGCCGATACAGTCAATTTCGCAGACGGCATAACCGCGTACAAGAACTCGCAGCCGATTCACGCCAACGGATTCGCACCGATTCAAACCAATGGGCAGGGGCCGTATGCGGGCGGGCCTGCGAATCCCAAAATCGGCACGTTTTACAACGATACGACATCTAAGACAGAACGCCTCCCACGCGCCGACGGCGGGCGTCAGATTCGCACGATCACAGCAACCACGACGATTTCACCAGCCGCAGCGCCTGAGTTAATTCTATGCAATCACACGGCAGCAATTGACCTCACTTTGCCTAATGCTTTGTGGTTTGCGCGTGCGTCTTATTCAATCGAGCTAAAAGACATCTCATCAGCGGGCGCGAGCACTTACAACATCAGCTTGAAAGCCACGGGCGGCACGGTTGAAAACGTTTCAACGTACACGTTCGCCGTGTCGGGCGGCGGAATAATCCTTCAGCCGGACGGCTCAAGCAACTGGATGATCGTAGGCGGCTCAACGTGTGTGCCTTTATTCGATGACGCAGGCAACGGGCGCGTGACGAACGTGCGACGCTACGCCGCGCCGACTACGGCCATTGGCGCGCCCGCGTTTTCGTTCACAGATCAATACGGCATGGGCATCACGCGCATCTCTGACCGCATCATGGGATTTGCGACGGAGACGACTACGGGCGCGGGCGGAGTTGAGGCGCTGCGCATTGACGGGTCAAGCGGCACAATTAAGTCACAGTTTAGTGGAACCGTGGGCATTGGCATTACCGCGAGCGCGACCATCCCGCTCGTAATGTACAGCACAACGGGTCAGGTCTTTGAAAGCAACACAGACCTGGCGGCGGGCAACGCGTTTATGCTTTTGCAGCATTACGGCTCATCGTCGGGCGGTGGCGCGGGTTTTTTAGCGCGGGCAGCAAACGGCACTTACGCTTCACCGACGGACTTATCGGCAGGCGACCGCATGGGCTTCGTCATATTTGGCGGCTACGCGGGCGGTGCGATGCGTAACGTAGCGGCGATGAATGCGCTGGTGGGCACTGGCACAATCAGCGGTTCATCACTTCCGTCTTATTTGCAGTTTATGACCACGCCGGACGGTTCGGTGTCGCGGGTTGAGCGCGTGCGAATTGACCAGAACGGCGACTTCCTAATGCGCAATGCTGGCTCCACGACCATGACGATCACATCTAACGGCGCGATAAAACTCGCGTCATTGGCGGACGCAGACGCGCCAAATAGTTCGCTGTATTTTTCAACTACTTCATCAAAGCCAGCATGGAAAGACGCGGGCGGCACGGTGAATAACCTTTACTAATTATGGCTGAATTCATTTTACCAATAACGCAGGGCGACACGATTTCTTACGGCTGGACGCTGAAAGAGACGACCACGACGATCGCGGCGGCGACGCCGATTGATTTGCAAGGCGCGACAATCTTGATCGAGATTCGCCCGCGTGTTGCAATGCACGACGCGCCCGCGGCTGCGATCATGGCATTTGGAACGGCTGACGGAACGGTTGTTGTTCCGACGGATGATGACGGCAAGGTTGACGTGGTGTTTACCGATGTCACAGCGGCGACAGGCACGCGCAATCCGGCGCTTGAGAATTGCATTTTCGATATCCAAGTGACGTTTCCCGATGGCACGGTTCAGACGTTTCCAAAAGACGGGCCACGCGGCGAAGTCGCATTTACGAAGGATGTGACACTATGAGCACTGTAATCGTTCAAGAGGGAACGCGCACGGTCGTCATTGAGCAGGGGCGGCGCGGGCTGACTGGCACAACGAACGCATCTGAAATCACGAGCGGCACGCTTGCGCTCGCGCGTGGCGGCACGGGCGCGTCGTTGGCCGATCCGAACGCTGACCGCATTTTATTTTGGGATGACTCGGCAAGCACGACAGCGTTTCTTTCGATTGGCACGGGCTTGTCAATTAGCGGCACGACGCTAAACGGCACAGCGGCGAGCGCGTGGGGCACGATCACGGGCACGCTTTCAGACCAGACCGATTTGCAGAGCGCGTTAGATTTGAAAGCAAACACATCAGCACTCCCCACAGCCGCAAACCCCACAGCGGCGGGCGTCGGGCTAACGGCGATCAATGGCAGCGCGGCAACATTTATGCGCTCAGACGGTGCGCCCGCGTTGGACGTTTCGATTGCGCCGACGTGGACGGGTAAGCACACTTGGACGCCTAGCGGCACGACTAACTATTTGCAAGTTGGCACAATTGCAACCAATAGCGTTGACCCTGCAATAAATATCGGGCGCGACATCACAAGCGGCACGGGCAATAGTCACGCATTTAGCGATTCAACCAACTTTGCGCGACCCGTCAACGGCACGGCTTACAACTCGTTTGACGCGAGAATTACCATAGGTGGTACGGCTGATTTAGACCATTATGCAGCCTTGCAAGTCGCGCCCGTGTCTACGAACACAGGCACGATGTCGAACTTTTACGGGCTTTACAGCGCGTGGACGGCATCAGCTGGCACGGTAACAAATAGTTACGGCGTTTATGTTGCGCCGCATAGTTTGACAGGCAGCGCGGCGGTGACAAATCGCTACGGAATCTTCATAGGCTCCGGCGCTGGCACATCGTCAACGTGGGCAATCTACAGCCCCGGCCCCGGCAATACGCAATTAGGCGGCAAGCTTGCGATTGGCGGCGCGTCTATCGGTTCGGAGGCATTGACCGTTACAGGAGTCGCACGGTTTAGTGGGCAGGTTTACGCCGATCAACCCGGTGGAGGCATTCGCGTGAAAGCGGACGGCACAAACTCGCTTGACGGAATGTTTTATGCGGATGTTTCGGGAAATCACTATTTAAGTAATTACACTGGCACACGCGGACTGAAAGTTACAGCGGCGGGTAACATTGAAACAATTGCGTCAGGCAACAATCTTGGCATAAATACAACCGCGCCGACTGCGCAAGTTCAAATTACCTCAAGCACAGCGGGCAAGACGGCGCTTTTATTTAAGAGCGCCGATTCTACGACGCAAACAATGGTAAGCGGACGCAGAGCGGACAATACTGAAATGTTTGCTATTGCCGCAAACGGTGCGGCAATTTTTGGCGGTGGCGCAAGTTCGGCCACAGCCTCGCAAATCGTAATGTACTCAAGCGGCGTCATGGGCTTTTCGAGCGCGGGCGCAACGGGATTTGCGACTACCTGCGACACGTCCTTTCATCGGGCAGCCGCCAACGTCTTTCGTGTTGGCAACGGTTCGACAGGCGCGGGCAGCCTTATCATTGGCACAAGTAGCCATTCAATCGGGACAAGCGGTGTTGGTGTTTTAGCGATAGGAAACGGCACGGCCCCGTCAACCTCGCCCGCTAATACGATTCAGATTTACGCCGAATCAGGCGAGGCTAAAGTGCGCGACGCGGCGGGCAATATCACAACCTTTTCGCCGCACAATTTTTCAGCAATACCGGGCGGGCCCTCGGAGCCTATGGCGTGGGCATATCATTCAAAATGCGACGACAGGACTATTAACGTTGACATGCTGCGTGTCGTGCGACTGCTTGAGCAAATGACAGGCGAGCAACTTGTTTTTATTGAAGAATAGAGAAGGGAACGAATGAACATCGAACAAAAGAAAGCAGAAATTCAAAGCGTAATGAGAAACGCGCAAGCTGAGTTTGAAAACGTCGGCAAGCAAATTGCTGAGCTAAGCCAGCGGCAACAGTATTTGCGCGAGGTTTATCTACGCGCAGAAGGCGGGCTGGCTACGTTGGCAGAACTCGAAGCAGCACCAGAACAGGCAGCGACCGCGACAGTATAACTATGCCGAACATCCGACCAATAACACGAGGCATTGACACGGGCAATTACACCGCGCCGACGCGATCACTCGGCGCGGGCGGCAACGCCAGCGGCGCACGCGCATTGCCTACACGCGGCACGGCGGAAGAACTTGCACCTGTAGGCGGACAACCGTTGGCGCTGCCTTTCGGCAAGCACCGCTTTGACGGCGGGCAGATGATCTTTCGCAAGTACGCAACGGGGAATTCTCGCTTTGCAACGGCCTTGGGCGATGGTGGCGAAAAAGGCTGGAATGCGATAACCGCAGCCTATTACGCGGGGCAAGCGTTGAGCGTTTCGCCGGACAGCACGACGGCGGGCTATCGCTTTCATCCTGGCACGCTCTCAACAGGTCTTGCAGATTCGGTGCAGGGGCGTGATGCGTTCTTTACTGACGCGCTGACCTACAGCGGCACGGCATACGCGGCAGTTTTGTTGCCTGCGGAATACGCGACAGAGGACACGCCGTACAAGTTCTCGTGCGTAGCTGAGTGCGCGCTCGTGCCTGATTACGATCAGACGGGGAATCTAACGGGCTGGTCATATTCGACAAACCCGGCGCGGATCGCGGCTTATGGCATTTTCGTTGATACGGCGGTGCGTTTGGCCTCGCTTGGCGTTGTGCCGACTGACGCGGTATTTCCGCTCTATTTGCAACGCCGGGTAGATTGGACGTCGTGGTGGCGGCTGCGGAACATTTGCGACGAAACGATCTCTTGGAACGACGGCACGAGCACGCGAGACATCAAGCGGTTCGAGTGCAACATTATCTTCACGCAATCGGTGAAGCTTGACCAATTCCTTGATGCCGTGCTCGCAACGTGCGCAAGTTATTGGCAGGATGACGCGGGGCTGATTAAGTTCGTGACGCCGTTTGACGTGACGCCCGTGCATCATTTCAGCGACGGGACGGACGGCTTACGCTGCAACGTGTTCAGCGATTACGGGCTTGAGCCTGCGGACTTGAATACAAAGCTGCGCAACGTCGTGGCAACGTTTGGCGACGCAGATACAGATTTGCTTGATGAAAGCCAAGTGCAGTGGCGTGACGAAAGGTTAATTCAACGCTTCGGCGAATCGCCCGCGGCTGTGCGTCGGTTCCCGAATATGAACGGATCGCAAGCACAGCGATTGCTTGAACGCCAGATGCGGCTTGAGACGCAATTCACGGGCATTCTGCGGCTCACAGGCCACGGCGATTCAATGCACGTGCTGAAAGGCGACCGCGTGACAGTCACAAACGCCCGCGCCAAGTGGCTAAATGAATTGTGCCTTGTGCTGAGCGTGGACAACGAAAACGCCGAACGCACGCCGGACAAAAATACGTTCACGGTGCAGAAGCTCGACGGCGACTTATACCGCGACGATTGGCATAGGCCAATGCAGCGCGCAATCGCTCCGGCGTAAAGGGAAGAGAAGCTATGCCAATCAAAGTAAACCCGCAAAATCTCACAGGCTATCCCGGCCAAACGCTCACATTCGACTTGCGCTCGGCTGGTAGCGTCGTGCCTTCGTGGAAAAGCATCACGGGCGGCACGCAGGACGCAGCGCGCACGTTGACGTACACGAGCGGCGGGTATGTTGAGGGAAGCGGGCTTTATCAGCTTTTCGAGACGAACAACGGGCAATTCTCATACACGTTCAACTCGCGCAATCTGCCAACCACGGGCGGCAGCCTGGCGTTCACGTTTCAATCACTGACGGAGCCGGATCACTATTTGACGCTCACAATGCCGCCTTCGGGCGTGATGACGCTAACGAACATCGCGCCGGACGGGGCGACGTGGAAAGTCTCAGGCACGACATACAGCTATGTCATTGGATCGGACGGCACGACAGAAACGAAGAACCTGACGGCAACCAGCATTTCGGGCCTGAGCGGGCAGAGAATGACGGTTGAGATTATTCCGCTTGTTGGAATCAATATTCAAATCAGCACGCATATTCGCATTGAATGGCGCGTGGGTTTCGCGTCGGGCCTTGGCTTATTCGCGGGGCCGTTCGCTTACACGGTGCGTATGACATCGCCGTCGGTCAGCACGCCGCCCTTGCTCGTTGCGCCTGAGTTGATAGGGGATTGGCGACCGGGTTCGGCAACATCCTGGACGCTCGATTCAGACAGCGGCACGCAATTGACGCTACCATCAAGCACGAGCTACCAAAACAATCTTGGCGTCGGCACTTCCACCTTGCCCGGCACATATCGCATCACGGCAGCGCAGGCCGCAATCGGCGGCAGTCAGCTTGACGACGCAGTTGCGGTGCTGACGATTCCAAGTTTTACAGTTAATAGCCCGGCGAATGTCACAATGCAGCCGTCAGAGGTAAAGCGATTCACAACGAACTTTGATGACATCGCAGGCGCGCAACCGACGCGAACGCCATCAAGCGGCACGTTCAACGGGTTGAATTACACCGCGCCGTCATCATCAGGCACTTACACGCTCACATTCGTTGCAGCGGGGCAGACACGAATTGTCACGGTTACGGTTGAGCCATCGCTAACGCCGCTGTATGAGTACGTCATCCCTGGCGAATCAATCACATTCACCACGACAATGAGCGGCACGATTACATGGCCGTCAACGCTTGGCGGGAATTCGCTCACAGGTTCGGGCGCGTCGCGTGCGTGGGTCGTGCCTAATGCAATCGGCGCAATGTTCCAGCTTTCGATCACGAACGGCGCGGACGTAATCAACCGTGACTTAACTGTGCTCGAATCGTTCCCGCATCGCTGCCAAATTCCGCTTGATTCTGAGCGCGGCAAGATGTCAGTTATTGAATCGCTGTCGGACGGCACGCCGATTGGGCGCGTGAAGCGCAGAGGGAACAGAGCGACGGAAAGTTTCACGCTCAACGTTGCTGGCTTGACCGCGACCGAGTTGGACGAATGCACTACGTTCCTCGATAAGTACGATCCGCAGGGCAGATTCATTTTTGAGGACACGGCGCGCACGAAACGCTTTAGCGTGCGGCAGGCAGGGAAGGCGAGGATTCAAGTGCGAACGCCAACGGATTGCGCAATCTCAGTGCCTGTGACCGAGGACTAGGCGCGCAGAGTTTTAGGCAGGGAGTAGCGGGGCAACGTGCGCCGCTAGGTTATTGATGTCTCATCCATCAAATGGCGAAAACACAAGCATTTACTTTAGGCCATTTGGCCTTTATTGCCGCGCAGTTTAACGGCAATCAATCGCAAACGGCTGAAACGCTTGGCATCCATCGCGATTCAGTCAGCAAGGCAGTCAAAGCGCAACGCAAGGGGCAATTGCAGGGCGTGCAGCCAATGCCGCTTTCCGAGCAACCCGCAACGCAGCCAGCGGAGCCAGCACCGCCAGCCGCTCCGCCTGAGCTTGTCAAGGCAGACCGCAGGCACGCGAGCGTATCAGCCGAAATCAAAGACTTACGCACGAAATACAAAGAAGCTATTGAACAGCTTGGCCTAAGTGAGCAGCGGCTTTCATTGTTGGAAGGCTACGGCGATTCGTCAAAGATCAAACCGATCGCAATCAACCGCAGCTTAACAGGTGGGCAGGCAGCGGCAATTATCCAGGCAACCGACTGGCACATTGAGGAACGCGTAGACCGTCACTTAGTCAACGGCCTCAACGAATACAATCCCGAAATCGCACGCAAACGCTCGGCCAATTTCTTTAGCAACGCTTTGAAGCTCGTGCGCAAAGAGCGAAAAGATGTGGCAATTGAAACGCTGATATTGCACATAGGCGGCGATATAATAACGGGGTATATTCACGAAGAATTGGTCGAATCAAACTTTCTCAGCCCAACAGAATCCATTTTGCTTGCTCAAGAATTTTTGATTGGCGGCATCAAGCGGCTTCGTGATGATGGCAACTTCAAAACAATCCGCGTTGTCTGTAATTACGGCAACCACGGGCGCACGACGCCGAAGATTCGCGTTTCAACAGGGCATCAGAATAGTTACGAATGGCTGCTTTACAAGCTTATGGCACGAGATTTTGCCGACGATCCGGTTGTGCAATTTCAAGTAGCTGATGCTTACGTTGAATACGTTGACATCTTCGATTATACGCTGCGCTTTCACCACGGGGATGCTATCAAGTACGGCGGCGGCATCGGTGGTGTAACAATCCCGCTCATCAAGTACATTCATCGCTTGAACGGGCAACGCCACGCGCAAGGCGATTTCATTGGGCATTATCACCAGCTTACGCCTTACAACCGCGCCTCCAAGTTTGCGATCAATGGCAGCTTGATAGGCTTCAATCCCTACGCGCTGCGCATTGGCGCATCACCTGAGCCGCCTCTGCAAAACTTTCAGCTTGTCGCGGCAGGGAAGGGCTTCACCGTTCACGCTCCGATCTTCGTGGAGTAACAATGCCGCTCAAGTTCACGCAAGGCACGCCGCAAATGCTTCGCAAGCTTGCCCGCTTGTGGTGGCGTCGCGTTGGCGCGCAAGAGTGGACGTTGCAAATCAGCGTGAAGCCGGAAACAGAATTCGCGGCAACGAATGAATCCAAAGAATACGCATTGGCTTATCTTTCAGTTCGCCACGTATTGCAGCCATACATTGATGCGCAAGTTTCAATCAACGAATACACGTTGACGCGAGACGAGGGCTTTATTCGTGACACTTTAGTTCACGAGATGAGGCACTTGCATTACGCGAAGATTGCCGAGTTGATGAAGTTTTTGTATGAGTCGAAGCACAGCGCAACGCAAGACATCGCGCAAAAGCTGATTGCCGATTTGGTGGAAGAAATGATCGAGCGCGATGTGGCGTTGTTTCGGGAGGCGTACAGAGGGAAATAACCCAATTATCGAAGTCCAAGAAGGTATACCGAGTGCGTCTGATAAACAATCTTATGGGTAAATCCGAAAATCATAAATGATACTTATAGGCAGAATCGCGGCGCATCCGCGCCAGTTCCACGCGTGAAACCTATTCGCCCGTGGTAAGGGTGGAATTATGCAGCCCACAATTCCGGCTGCGATTTTGCCATCTCATCAATCAGCGCAACGTAAGCCCGATGCTCAACGAGCGCCCGCGTGCGACAGATCAGCCAGAGTTCGTCATCTGTTGGCTTGCCGTGTGCATCGAACGCGCCGCCGCATTGCTCGTACAGCATCGCGGCAAGTTCGGCTAATTCGTCGTTCACGCGGCCTCCGCCAATTGCTCAGCTTCTACCATTTCGGCCTCCGCCAAGATCGCTAAAATATCGGCGTCGTCATTCGGATTGTCGGATTCGATCAGGCTCAAAAGTTGCTCAAGCTGTGCGTCGTAATCCGGTTGCGCGTCCTCTGTTAAGGTTGAGCTCAATTGCACGTCTGACATTTCGATCTCCTAATCTTTCGATTTTCTGCGCGGCTGCAATCGTAAATGCCCGCACTTCTTTATTCAAAACCACATCAGGCACTAGGCCCGCTTCCTTGTCCGCTTTTGTCGCTCGGCACCACTTGCCGCCCTTGAAAACGTGCAATCTTTTCCACAGGGCGCGCACGTCCGCGCTTGTCGTTTTCCATTCGGTGCGCCATTCGCACGGCAGCGTTTTGCCTGTTGGTGCGGGGTTTTGGTGCACGCTGGTGCGCGTTTTTGGTGCGATTGCAAGCAAAGGGGTTACGGGTTTCGCCACTGGTGCACGCACTGGTGCGGTGTCTTGGTGCACAGCTTCGGCGCCAACGCTCGGCACCAAGTGCAACTTTTGGTGCGCGGCTTGGTGCGGCACTGGTGCGGCGTTGCTTGGTGCGGAGTTTTCCACAGGCTGCGGCCCGGCTATTCCGGCGGTGGAAGTGTCTCGCCGATTACCTGCCCAGCCTTGCTGAACAGGACTGATGCCCGCTCCGTTATCAGTGCCGACATTGCAAAAACTGCCAGTAAGCAAAACTTCATTTTTTGCATCACCGTCCAAGTTTTTACTTGACGCAGCACCGGGATTAATTCTTGCGGAATGCCGAATGTTCGCATTACCCGAAGTGTCAAAGTTGCCATGCCGCTCCCCTTCCCTTTCGGGTGTTTCTAATGTTTCTGCTTCGTCGCCTACATGTGAACTCCGGCCAGCAGGTTGATTGCCGCTATTGCCGCAAGAATCGCGATGACGAGCCTCCACGCCGTCATCTTCCTGGCTGTCTTGTCGCTGAAAATCCATAGCGCCACTAACAGGCTGAACAGCCCCGCCACTATCGCAAATGTGTTCATAGTTATTCCTTCCAGCCCGGTCTTTCACCGGGCCTGATCTTTTGGGACTCGTGCCCGTGCTGTTCCAACCGCGAAAAACACGAGCGATAGAGCAAGCTCAATAAACCCCAGCAACGCAGCAATCGTGGCAACCTCGTCACCGAACGCTTTGTCAAGTTTGCTGGCTTGCGTCGCACTTAGCCCAATTTGGTGCGCAATCGTTTTTGAGGTCGTTTTGCTGGCTGCACTAACCCCTGCCTCAAATTTCTTCACCTGCGCCAAATTGAATGACTCGACGCCCGCCGCCTTTGCGCCGTTGTGGATCAGATAACCAGCGTTGCAGGCCACGGCAATCGCTAAGACGATTTTCATCAGCGTTTCGCCCTTCACTTCGACGTGGAAGAAAAACAGGGAGACGCAGCCCGCAATGAAGGCAGAGGCAAAAACCCACGCGCCGAGCTTCGGCCCGTAAGTCTGGAACGCGGCCCAACCGATTGCGCCAACCAAGACGGCGTGAATGAGAATAAACAAGCTCCACTCGAAAAGGGAGCGCTTCGTTGTCGTTTGTGAGGTCTTTTCGTTTTCCATAATTCCACCTGTGAGGTCGTCCGTTTTACTTTGCCTTAGCTTCCTGCCATTGCATTTCTACTTTATCAACGCGAAACCCGGCTCGCTGCATTGATGACCATTCGCTTTTCCAGCACTCGCAAGCGGCTTTGATGGCCTCTTTGCGCGTGCCTCGCGTCCAATCCGTAATGATCCACTCTGACCGCTTACCTTGCATTACGATTGCCCAAGCTATTTGCACTCTCACGCCGCCACCCCCTTTGCTTTCGCCGCCCGCGTCAAGCGCGCAACGTAGTTTTTGACAATATGCACGCGCACGCATTTGCACGTGCGGCTTATCGCCGCGCCGTGGTTCGCGTGAACGTGCGCGCTGTATTTGTGCTGTGTGCCGCAAGGGCAAGTGAAGCTGTGTTTATTTTGGCTCATCACTCACCCCCTGCGCAGACTCAGCGGGGGCCGTAGCCAATAGCGAAGTCATAGCCCCATGCCGTTCGCGCAGTCGTTTTTCTATTTCAATAAATTTGAGCATCAAGTCTTGCAACGCTTTGAGAGTGACAACCACACGCGCTGTTTCTATAGCGGTTTCCCGTTTAAGCTCAACGCGGCCATCATCTAACCCGCCCGCTTTAACGGTGTAAGCAAATTCTGCTGTGTTAATAATCAACTCAATCGCAGCCAGCGGCTTGCCCTCGTCATCAAGCCAATAATCGTTTTCACCGAGCGCGACGATTTGTTTCATTGTGTTGCCTCCTGCGCTTCCGCTTCGCCTTTGTCGCGCTTGCTCCACATCAGAACAAGCTCAGCCTCTACAAATTCGGGCGATTGCCGCCAATGCTCAAGGCCTGTGCCAGACTCGCCCGCGAATTGGTCAACAAACCAGCCAAGCAACCGCAGTGCTTGCTCGTGCGCCGTTTCGGGCTGCTTATTCATCGCTCACCCCCTGCGCGGCTTCGACTGCCGCTTTGAATGCCAGGATGCGCTCATCGGCGATCTTGCGATAAATCTTTTGATATTTTGGCGTAATCTTTTGCCAGTATGAAAACTCTTGATTTCGGTCGCCGTCGGAAGCAATGCAGAACGCCACGTATTCCCGCAACCAATGCGTTTGCTCGAATGATTTCAATTGCTCCATTGCTATACTTCCTCCGCTTTGGCGATGGCTGCACGTGCTGCGTTGAACAAGTCTTCCCAGCTCGTGACGCCCATTCCGTCCGCGTCATCCATTGCGACTAAGCCCTTACACGCTTCCAGTAAATCCAGCGCAGCCGCGAATAAGTGAGCATTGGCGCGGTCAAAGCTTTCCGCGAATCCACAAGTCGCAACTTTCATTGAACCCGTTAATCCGCAATCGCCCCAAACCTCATAGCCGCCTTTGCGAAATTCAACGCGGCAGTTTTTTGTGTGTTTCGTTTCGCTCATCTTGCTACCCCCAACAAGCACAGCACGACGACAGCCGCCACCAAGTACCAAACGGGCAGCGCGGGCGCGTCAGTCTGCGCAAGATTAAAGTTTCGGTGTCGCACGATGCGACACTTTTGATCGAGTTCTATTTTTCTGTGTGCAGGTAAAGACATGGTGAGGTGTCCTCCGGTTATTTACACGACGCAGTTGTTCAGGCTGCGCCGTGTTTTGTGGTTTTCAGATACACTCCCAAAGTCCAAGAATTTCACAAAATGAAATATTTGGTCTCTGGAAAAAATGAAAGAACAGTCAGAGCGGGTCAACCGCCCTCTATCGCCACTTACGCGGCAATCTCGTTTAGCGGCTCAAGCTGAACCGCGCAATATTCGTCTGCCACTTTCGCGCCGCGTTGCAACACGATCCGATCAATCACCGAATCGTCAAAGCCCAATGTTTTCGCCAGCGCATCGGCCAAAAGCTTCACGCGATTGTCAATGTCCCGCTTACCGCCGCGATTGAAATAGAACGTCAGCGAAAGTGAAAGCCTTGCGCCTTCCTGGTACTTCCACTTTTGAACGTGCGCCATGACCATTGCGAACTTGGCAGCTTCCTCTTTGAACTTCCGCGCTTCGTTCGACAGGCACCGCCCGCCACGACCACGCAAGTTGATATATGCGTGGTTCGTGGTTGGCGGCATTGGGCAACGAAAAGTGAGTGATTTCATAATTCCTCTAGGCCGCAATCGCTTCACGCTCTCGCGCCGTTTCGGAGCACGAGAGCACGATGAATAATGGCTTGCGTTCTCGCGTTTCATATTGCTGCCCGCACATCGGGCAAACGTAGACGAACACCTCAACCAGCCCGCTAATGCTGCTTTTGTGCTTGATGAATTTGGGCGTTCGCATTTGGCCTTTGCAGTAGTCCATCACTTTGCTACCTCCTCAAATTCGCATAAGGTTAAATCAAGCCCGCTTTCGTAAGCCGTGCCGCAGGCGTTGCAAATCGCGTCAACCGTGCCCGATTCAGCGCGTTGCAGTATCAGCGTGTTGCAGTGCAAAATCTCAAACCACTCGTCATCGCCTTCCATTTTGGCGATTTGCTCAAACGATGCGCCGCCACAAGGGCATGTAATTACTTCGCTCATTTTGCCACCTCAACAGTCACGTTCACCTTGACCACTTTTGCGCGCTTGCCTGCGAACATTAGCGCGAATTTCGCACGCGGAATCCTTGCGTCGGCGCGGCTGAACGCGAGCACCGGGCGCGGATTCCGTAGCAGGTCGTGCAATGCGAATTCCTGCGCTTTCGTTTTCTTGTCGGTCAGCAAGATGGCGTATGCGGTGATCGTGTTTTTCATTTCGCCGCCTCTCGCAAGCACCCTTCCGTGCTCGTGCCTTGTATTGTTTCGCCTCGAAACGTGTAGTAGATCACGCCAAACACGGCGCTGATTGCTTCGATCTTGACGGCGTGCATCTTCGCGCCGTCGTAGAATCGCACCCGCTGGCCTATGTGGTATTTCGTGCTCACGCTGCCACCTCCGCAGCTTCCGCTTGCGGGTTCACTTCGAGCACAGTTATGCGCGCCGCTTGCGGGTTCGCTTCACGCGCTGCCATTACAGCCAAGTTGACCATTTCGCTCATGCTCGTGACAGGCACTTCATAGCGCACGGTCTTGCGTTCGGTAATTTCTATCTGAGCTTCAAAAGTCATTGCCAATCTCCCTATTTTCAAACCAAGCGAATGTTGGCTCCCAATTGAGCGTGATTGTGCGCAAAGCGCCATTGCGTTGCTTTGCAATGTTCCATTCTGCCTCTGTTTCGTCGGCGTTCTTGTCGTAGTAATGCTCTCGATGCGGAAAGATAACTACGTCCGCGTTTTGCTCCAATGATCCAGAATCACGCAGATCTGATAGCTGCGGCCTTTTGTTCGCGCGACTTTCATTCGCGCGGCTCAACTGGCTGAGCAAGATGTAGGGGATGCCAAATTGCTTAGCCAATGCCTTTTGATATTTCGTAATCCAGTCAAGCAAAACGTTATTATTGTCCGTGTGTCGTCCGCTGTACTGGCAAAAGCCTAAGTGGTCGCAAAACACAGCGTTGATCCGCTTATGCTTCCGTTCGATCTTGCGCAGAATTGCCCCTTGCGACTGAACAGACGCGGCATCTTGCCCGCCGTAAATCGTCAATGGCCATCCGGCAATGCGCGCCTGAGCATCGGCAAGCCGCGTCCATTCCTCACGCGTCAGTCGTTTGTTGCGCGCGCGCTGGCTGTCAACTTTGGCAATCCCGCAAGCCAAGCGCGCGGCGAACGACTCTGGCGACATTTCGAGCGAAAAAACTATGGTCTGTCCTTCGTCGTTAAATCGGCTTTCAGCTACGCCTTGCACGAGTCGCGCGGCTGCGCTGGTTTTGCCCATTGAGGGGCGCGCGCCTACCAGAATTAAATCTTCGCGCTGCATTCCGCCGAGCGTGTAATCAAGCGCATTCAGCCCGGTCGCCACGCCTAGAAACGGCTTTTCGCTGGCGTACAGTTCGCCAAGCTCGCGCAGGTAAAGCTCAACCGCTTCGCCGCCCGTGTAACCTTCGCTAATCGTGCGTCCGGCTTCAATGTCGTCAAGGTCTTTGCGTAGCGTTGTGATCTGAGCATCCGGCAAAATTTCGTCATCAATCGCGCGCGTCATTGCCGCATTGCTCGCGTTTATCAGCCTGCGCGCGGTGGATGCGTCAAGCACGAGCCTGATGTACGGCTCAACGTTCGAGAAACGCGGGCAACCATCGAAAAGTGAAGCGATGTAAGCCGCGCCGCCCACGCCGTCAATGTCACCCGTCGCGCGCAGTTCGTCACAAAGTGAAACAGGCTCAACCATTCCCGTCCGCTCGTGAAGCTTGCACATAGCGGCAAAAATCTTGCCGTTGCTTGGCACGAAGAAATCGCGCGCAGTCAGTCGCGCGGCAACTTCGCCAAGCACGAGATTGTCTAGCAGGATGATGCCTAGCAGCATTCGCTCCGCGTCCGTGTTGTGCGGGAGCGGTTTGTCTAAAACGTCTTTGAGTTGTGAGGATTTCGCGTTGCTCATTTTGCTTTTTGCTGACAGGTGCATTCTTCGGGCGGGTTCAATGCCACGCCGTTACGCTTGAAAATAAATCCTGAGCCATCACAGGCACAGGCGCGTTTCGCAGGCGTCGCTCGCGCGCTCTTTCGAGCCTGCCACGCTGCCACCGCTTGATCGTCTTTGCCGTTTTTCAACGCCCACCGCGCGCGATTGATCGCTTCCGCGTCGGTCACGCATTTGCCCATTTCACGGTGAAAGCTTTCGTAGGTTTGAAAATCGTACTTGCCAACGTTTGCGCTCCCGTCCCTAACCATTGCCGTCGCTGCTGCTGCGACCCGCTGATAGTGCTTCTGCTCAGCAGCAACGGTTAATATGGTTAATGGTTCTATGTCTATATATGCACCACTCGTTTTGTCACCCTTTGGCTCGATTTTGTCACCCTTTGATGGCTCGTTTGTCACCCTTTGCGGTTCAATAGGTGCGATTTTGTCACCCTTTGCTGTCACCCTTTCAGCGTCTAAAGGGTGAAGACTGTTGTCACCCTTTGCGACTTGCGGAAGTGCAATTGTGTAGCGCGTAAAATTACCTTTTCCGTTGCCGCGAACGATTAAAAGTTCGCCTGTTTTTTCCAGTTCTTTGATGTAGCGGATCAATGTGCGCTCTGAAAGATTGGCTTCGGATGAAATGAGTTCGTATCCGGCTGACGCTGTGAACGTATCCGCGCTCGCGTGCGTGGCAATGACCATCAGGACAAGCCGTGCCTCCGCTTTTGTGCGTGAATATTTCATTACTGATTCAACCGCCTGATAGCTCATCGCTCACCTGTGAAGTGTCACCTAAAACGCAGAAAGCCCGCTCAGCGCAAAGGCTAAACGGGCTTTAGACAAACAAAACCCGCGTAGCCGTTCCTTTACCGACTTCTGAAGTTGCGACACCTAAGAAGCGAACGCACCACGCGGGCACTTTGATTAAAATCGAATATGTAAAAGAAATCAAACGGCTTGCGGGCCGATGTTCATTCTTCTTAGGTGTCGCTGAATTCATAATAGCTAACTCGTGCCGCTTTGTACAGAGAAATAACTTGCATTTAGTAACATAGACCACAAATTGCGGCGATTATGTTACTCGACCTTCATCGCGTAAATTTCATCAGGCGAGGGCAAGCCTAACGTGCTCCATAAGTTATTGCGGATTGCGTGATCTATCGCCATAAGTTGCTTTGATTGTTCAAGCGTAATGACGCCTGAAACTGAAATACTGCATTCCGTAAAATCGGCGTAGCGACGATCTACCATCACCTCAAAAATAACGGCTTTACGCGCTATTGCCATTTCTTTGCATCGTTTCTTTTCTGCTCTATTCATAACTGATTTTCTCCATTCTCAAATAATCCAAACAGCGGCAAGTCCGGATCTCGCTCAACTTCCGCCAATGCTTCAGCGAGCGCCTTTTCAAGCTGTTCAATGCGTTCCCAATACTCATAAGCCGTCCACACGGGCGGATGCGGCGTGGCAAGTAGCTGAGTTATTTCATCGTGGCGCGTGGCTTTCATTTACCCTTCCAACCCATACGCTGCCAGCGGTACGCCCGACAACGCGATCCACTTGATTACGCGGCGCGATTGCGCGTGTTTGTGCCGTTGATAAGCGGCGTAAGCTTGTCGCAGCGGGCAACACGAACGTTCAAAACCTTGGCAGTAACTCAACGTGCATTCAATGCAGATGCGCGCTTGAATTTCTTTTGTCCATCGCATCGGTTTAATAGGTGCAAGTTGCTGCTCTGAATAGCTCATTAGTTACTTTGCCTTTTTGACTTTCGCCTTCCGTCTCGGCTCAACTAAATAAACCTGATAGTTGAATATCTTGTGCTCGCGGTCGCACTCGGGGCAGGTATGGAACAGCCATTCGTAAGCGTGCGCGGCAACGTATGCGCCAAACGCGTATTCCTCGCCACATTCGCAAGTGAACCCTTTGGGAATCGGTTTTGCTATTTCAGTTTGCATAGTTACTAACTCCTAACTCTTGCAAGCCTGTGCCTGTTACCGATCGGCCTTTGCGATAGCTGCGCGAAGCAATGGCCGCAAACTGGCTTCTGCCAGAATTTCGAGATAAAGAGCGCCAAGGAAAGCCCGCTGGCGTTGCATCGTGTGCATTTGTTCATCGTGTTGCTCCTTTGTGAAAATAACGGGCGCAGTTGTAAGCCGCGCCCGTGCCTGTGAGTCTGCCACCGCTTTTCAGATTTTTGGATTAGTACCTCAGTGACTTCGTGACGCTCGCAGGATTGCTGCGGCCTAGTGCCGCTCAGGCAGGCGGCAATCTGTTTATTTAAGACTTGCCGTTTCATATTCAAGCATTGCCAGCGCTTGACGATGTTCGGCGCGCAACCGCTCAATGCGAGCTTCCAAAAACACACGCTCTTTTTTCGCTTCGGCAATGGCGACCTGTTGAGCTGCGCAGAATTCAGACTCCGCAACCAGGCGTTTCACTTCGGCCTTGCGCGCTGTCTCATTTGAAAAAACTGGCTTGCCTGCCTCATTCAAGGCGGCAGCAACGTTGGCCTCGGCGGCTGCAATAAAGCCGTCAAGCGATTCTTGAACGGCAATCTCTTTTGATTGCAGGTCGTGCAAATCAATGCGGCATCGTTCGATAATTTCAGGGTAATTTTTCTCGGTTAAAATATTGGCGATCATAATGCTCCTTTGTTAGTTACTAAGTTATTTCTTACGGGCGCGATCATTCCCACGTTGACCGCGCCCGATGCGCGCAGCTCTCCCTGCCTGCTATCAGGCTTGCGGCGCAATGTTGTTAGCGATCCCCATGGTCTTGCATTTCAGCGTCAAGCTGAGGGTTTTCGTTGGCTTCGACTTCGGCAATCAGCCCGTCAATGATCCCCTGCAAATCGTCGGCGGTGAATTGCTCAAGCCATTGCTGGAACGTGTAGCCGTTCTGTTCCGGTAAATCAGGAACGTTCTCTTTCATCCAAGCTGTCATGCGTGCTGGTGTGTTATATCCGGCGGTTTTGGCGACTTTTTTTAGCGTGGCGATTAGCTCGGCCTTACCTTCGTCAACTATTACAGGCTGCGCGGCTTTCGGAGCTTCACGCACGACCGTTGCTTCGACCGTCACGTTTTGCTCGTTGCCCATTTCTTCTTGCGTGTAAATGCCGCCAAGCTCGGCAGGGAAGGCTTTGCGCAGCGCCAGTGCTTCGGCGCATTTTGCCAGCATCAAGCGCGG